TGCACCGGCGTACTTGTTGCCAGTGCCAGCTTCCAGAGTGCCGTTGGCAATCGTGAGGCCGAAAGGAGCGTGGGTCGTCTTGACGATCTCGATGCCCGCAACACGCAGCACCTTGCCATCGCTATAGACGCCAGCACCGCCCCAATCCTTGTTCATGATCTTGGTGTTCTGAGCAAGCAGGTAGTAAGCAGCGGGGTTCAAGAAGGCAGTGCGACCATCTTCGGTCACATTGTTCTCGTCCAGCTTCTGAGCGGCCTTGAACAGTGAGCCAACCAAGGCCTCACCAGTCGCGTCCGAGAGCATGGTAGCGGAAGTCACCGAGCCACCAGCGGGATCGCCGGTAACAGGGGCAGAGCCACGGGCAGCCAGGATAGCCAACTGCAGGAGCTGCTTGTCCTTGGCATAAGCCAGGGCGCGGCCGATCTGCTCGCTGTACGGGGCACGAACGTCATAGTGGTTCATGGCCTCGTCGATGTTGGCGAGGAAGGCGTGAGAGATCAGCAGATCGTCAATGGTCAGCACGATCTCGTTGTGAGGAACGGTCAAGCCGTTGATCTCAGCACCAGGAACATGGTACTCGGCGGAAATCTTGCCGAGAATAGGGAACTGCTTCCCTTGTTATCTCCAATTGCTTGGAGTGTCGGACTATACCTTAATCCATTCGATAGCGCGGTTAAGCGCAGTCGGGCAGTCTTTGAATAAGCCTAAGCCTGTATTGCAGTTTGTACATAGTAGCCCACGGATCTGACCAGTTGAATGGTTGTGATCCACAGCGAACCTCTTGTACCTTTTTGAATACAGTCTTGATTGACATATTCCACACTTGCCATCCTGTGAGTGATACATCTCCCAGTACTGAGATTCAGTGACTCCAAGCGACTTCTCACGGGTCTTGATGATCCTGCAGGATTTGCAGTGTGAATCAAGGCGACCGTTGAAGTCTTTCTTGTAGTACTCAGTTTCTGGTTTGCTGATGTTACAGCAGTCACAGGCTTTTGTGGATTCTCCGTGTCTAGTCTCTACACCTTCTCGCGTACTGCGAAGTCTTGGCTCGGTATTGCCCACGTGGGGTTTCACCGAATTTACGGAGTGATTAGAGTCGGCCCAGTTCATATTGTGAATGGGTCAAGCCGACTTGCCGGAAGAAATCGAACGCTCCATGAAGCGGCCTGCCGTAACAGTAGCCTCTTCGAAAGCAGTCAGAACTTCACCAGCGAAAACTTTAAGGAACAGAGCCTTGACGTCGCCGGTCGTATTTGCCTGACCGGAACGGGAAACAGTAGCATTAGCCATTTTAAATATATCTCGTGTAGAGTTAAGAAAGGTTGAGCAACCTCCTAGAACCCGACACACATTCACACAGAGTTGTCCACCGCAGCGGGCTAAGGTCGTGTAATCAGTTCTTAGAATTGCAAGTCCACCGCAAAGAATGCAGTGTGGAACATCTTAAATACTACAGAGAGGTGCCGGTCTCTTCCCGGCTGTCAGACGTCTTTCCGTGACGACAACGTTCCTAAGGTAGTAGGATCTATTAGTCCTTTGAGAAAATCCCAACCAGACCAGCAAGGCCAGTGCCTGCGGTCACGATGGGGGTAATCATCTCAGGAGCGATGCCAACACCAAGAGATGTCAGCAGCAATATAAAGCCTCTCCAAGTAGACGCTTCTTGGAGGCGTTCAATAACGTATTTCATAGTTGTCCTTAGATTACATTTGATCGTGCCAACTTGGACTGGACCTTTGCACGGAATGCAGGGTCTGCCTTGTACAGCGGATCTTTCATGGCAGCGGTAACCTGCGCCATGGATTCATATACATCACCAGTACTGCCCGCACTCTGGCCACCCAAGAGACGCTTAGGGTCTGACCCATTCGCCCTCTCGAACTTGGCCCCGAGGCCCAGAGCAGCCAGCTTGGCCTGATCCGCATTACCCGAGGACACTGCAGCGTTGTACGCAGCGATCTCCTGAGGGGTCAGGCTGGCCTTGGCCCAGGCGGTGATCTCAGAATACTTCTCTGCGCCACCTACCTCAGACATGATGTCAGTCTCGAATCGAGCTGCTACTGCACGTTGGCCGTCAATGTACTGGTCAACGATCTGGCGGGAGTAACCTGCCTTGCTCAGCTTCTCATAGCTCTCTGCGGACAGCTCACCTCTCTGGGCGAACTCAGAGGAGAAGTCCTGGAGATCCAGGCCCTTGTCTGCCAGAGCAGCCTGTGGATCAGCGGGAGGCGTAACTGCAGGATCTACCGCAGGAGGATCGGCAGGCTTAGCCTTGCCCAGCTTGGACTCCAGTTCGGCGTAGGCCTTGGCCATATCCTCAGGAGACTTGAACTTCTCCGGGAGCCACTGGGGGCGATCCTCAGGGGGAGTACCTTCAGTTCCCTCGATGGGAGGATTGGAGGCCGCATCGACCTTATCAATCATCTTCTGATCATGATCCTCCGGGGCAGCCGGGGGAGTACTCTGAATAACTACAGTATCAACCATTGGTTTCCTATTAGTAGTCCGTCAAAATAACGCCGTTGGCAAATACGCGAACGGCTCTTGCTTTAGGATCTACTGTAAATTTAATTTTGTCTGCACCCTCACCAAAATACTCGATCTTGGGACCCCCAGAATCCTTAGGAATCTTAGGGGGTTTAGGGGCAGCACTAGCTGGGTTAGCGTTAGCCACCAGGTGCTCCTTGTGTTTGTTGGGCTTGGTTAGCCATGTTCTGCTTCAGCAAGGCTCCGCCTTGATTGATCACTGGGGTCATGGCCTGCTGCATCATTGCCATCTGTTGGGCCTGCTGCTGTTCTGCTTGGAGCTGTTCAGCGGACTTCACAAGGCCCTTCATGTCGATACCGAGAGAGGTGCCAAGACGCTTCAAAGCATCCTCACGATTGATCTCGGGGGGCAGGTTGGCCATCAGTGCAGCAGCCTGGAAGAACGCCTGCAACTTGGTCATGTCATTGCCACGTCCAAGGGCCTCAATGCCAGTCACTATGACAGGCCTGACGGTACCCTTAGGCAGCACCGGCATCTTCTTCTTGCGCTCCATGGAGAACATGATGCGGGTGACCATCGGCAACTGCATTTCCTGCGAGAGGATCGAGTAGATACCACCAAGAGCTGCTTCCAACTCGTTGGCCATGTATCGGATCTCTTCGGCAGTCACTCGATCACCGCCACGCTGAATTGAAGAGTTCAACAGGAAGGCAAAGGCAAGGCGTTCCTCGATACGGGTTGCTGTCTCCAGAGCCACACGGAAGTCGTTAAACTTGTTGAGCTGGAGGACAGTCACATCCTGATCGTTTCCTTCAATGATGGCACCGTTGGCAGCTTCAGCAATGCTCTGTTGGCTGGTGGTCCCATTAGGGTTGACCATGAACAGAACCTTGGCTGCAGCGGCAGAGCCTTCAACGATGGATTGGGACAGACCTTCGAGAGACTTAATGTCACCGAGGTATTCTTCCACATAGGATCGGCCATAGTTCTCACCGTCCACCTTAGTGAACCGCACGGGAATCCATGGAGACTTGTCCTTGGGGTAGGTGCCTTCAGAGCCGGGAACAACAGCACCTTTGATCTCTTGATAGACCTTCCACTTACCGTCTTCGAGATGTACGTGGGTGTACAAATCCACGTCCTGTTTACCGGCACTCTTCTTCTCTTGGCCATCCTCCCCCTCGAACATCTCACGGATGTCCTTGGGAAGTGCGTCTTCTGCAATGCACTCTTTGACCAGCAGGTCCAGTACGTTGCCCATAGGGTCACGTCGAACCACATACTTCTCAAGGGGGAACACTCGCATACCCCCCTCATCGGGGAGATACAGAAGGGCGTTACCACCAACCAAGAGATGCTTCATGGCTTCAAAGCCAGACACCCGGATTGCACCGGATTCGATCTCGGACTGGACGGAGCGTTCAATCTTGTTCAGGCCTTCCTCGACATCGGCCCTCATGCCTTCCTGCTGTGTCATCTGTTCCAGAGTGAAGTCATCAATCTGGAGGCGGAAGAACGGGGAGTTGGGAGGGAGAAGGGCGAGGAGGAGCTTAGAGGCCAGGTTGTTCACCCCGCGGGCACCAATGCCCTGATATGGAGTGTAATACTTGGTACCGCTGGAGTGCCCATCAGGGGGAATAAGGGTGGGGATTGTGTACTTGGAACAGTCCCTGGCGCGGTCCAAGAAACTCTGGCGGTCATCTGTTGAGAGCCGCTCGTATAGACTGGCTGCCGATACCTTCTGCTCGTTTTCGTTCTTCTCGTCCATTGACTTCCTTAAGAGGGAATGTTCAGGCCGCTACCAGACGAGCCGGTGTCGGACAGAGTGCGATCAATGCGAAGAGCACCACGACCACGGTTAGCCGCCAGCAAGCCAGCATCCGCTCGATTGCTTCCTTCTGCAGGAGCCACAGTCGCCAACGGAGATACAGGAATTGCAGGAGCTGGGGGCGGAAGTGGGGGAGGAGCTTTAGGGGAGGAAAGACACATAATTCATTTCTCTAAAATGTTCTGGTTCTGTAAATCGAACTGGTGTCGGAGAAGGCGAATAACCCGAACCTCTCCCTGTCTTTGCAGATACTGGTCAATAGTAGTACCGTTATCAGGCATTCTGTCAGGAAATCGTTTCTCCAACTCCGTGAGTAATTCTTTATCTACTAAAGGAAACCTTAAGTTATCCATAGTCTTCCAATTGGGCAACCATTAAATGCCAACCTTATCGAACGCTTTGACCCACATGGCGCATATATCGCTTCTTACAATATCGTCCACAGTGAACTCAATGTGAGGGACAGGCAGGGACTGTTTCTGGATCATCTTCAGGACAGTGAGCAACCCGGAGTCAGCCTTGAGGTCAGACTGCTTGATGTCTCCGTTGATCACCACCTGACTTTCATCTCCGATCCGGGTGAGGAACATCTTCATTTCTGAAGGGGTAGTGTTCTGTGCCTCATCGAGGATCACGAAAGCGTTGTGAAAGGTTCGCCCCCGCATGACCTCAAAGGGGACGATGTCAATGGAACGCTTCTTGGTCGAGGTCTCAAAGGCCCCAGGACCCAGGTGCTGCTCGATGACATCGGTGAAGGGGATCACCCAGGGGGCCATCTTCTCCTCCATGGTGCCAGGGAAGAACCCCAGCGATCTACCTGACGGGACGTTGGGACGGGTCAGGATGATCCTCTCGACCTTCCCCGCAGCAAACAGTCGGGCAGCCCAGGATGCGGCGATGTAGGTCTTGCCCGTTCCTGCGCTGCCTGTGACGATCACCTGTGGGGAACTCTTGAGAGCCTCCATGTAGGCAGCCTGTTTGTCGTTCTTAGGGAGAAGAGGGATTGAGCCCGTCGTCTCCTTTGCACGGTACTTACTGTTTCGTTTGGTAGTCATTTAGTCGTTGGCCCAGACATCCGCCCAAGATCCGCTCAGTGCACCCTTGGCATATTCTGTAGCTCTGTTCTCAAAGAAGTTAGTGTGCTCAACGCCATTCAAGATCCAATCCAACCATGGAAGGGGATTGTCCTTGACCTTAAAGTTCCCTCGCAGGCCCAGCGAAATCAGACGCCGGTCAGCTACGTAGCGGATATATTGCTTCACCTCTTCAGGGGTGAGGCCTTGAATACCTCCTTGTTCAAAGGCCAGATCAATGAAGTTGTCTTCCAGCCGGACCATCTCCCGGGCGATATCATAGATGTCCTTCTTGAATTCGTCGGTGACAACTTCAGGATGCTCATCCACAAATGCTCGGAACAGCTTGATCATCCCCTCCACATGCAGGGACTCATCACGGATCGACCAAGTGACGATCTGTGACATCCCCTTCATCCGGTTGAACCGGGAGAAGTTCAGTAGGATGACGAAGGAGGAGAAGAGCTGGAGGCCCTCACCAAAGGCACTGTAGGTAGCCAGCGTCTTGGCGATCTTGGACTTGTCTGAACCCTTGGTGTCGAAGCCAGCGAAGTAGTCATGCTTCTCTGCCATCTCCTTGTAAGCAGTGAAAGCAGCGTACTCGGCCTCAGGCATCCCCACCGTATCCAGAAGGAGGCTGTAGGCGTGAGCATGAACAGCTTCCATGGCTGCAAAGGAGGTCAGCATCATGCGGACTTCTGGGGGTTGGAATACAGGCAGGAACTTATCAATGTAGCCTGCGGCAATATCCACATCCCCCTGAGTGAAGAAGCGGAAGATCTGGGTCAGCAGGTTCTTCTCTTCCTTAGAGAGCTTCGTATTCCAATCCACGACATCATCGTGAAGAGGGACTTCCTCAGGCAACCAGTGCATCTGGTTCTGAGCCTTGTAGGCCTCAAAGGCCCACGGATACTGGAACGGTTTATAATTAGTACGGGGTACAAGCAGGGACATATCAACCTTCGCAGGATAAACAGCCCTCATAGTCATTCAGAGCGGACCGGGCAATCTTTGTTGAGACTGTCTCGGCACGTCGAATGGCTTCGGAGCGTAAATAGTATAGGGACTTCAGGCCCTTCTTCCATGCACGGAAGTGTACATGGTGAAGCAGGGTGACGTCGGCATTGGCAGGGAGGAACACATTTACACTTTGCGCTTGGCAGATGTACTCTTGTCGTTCGGCTGCATGATCTACAATCCATCTCTGGTCAATCTCGATGGCGGTCTTGAACACGCCCTTTTGGGTTTCGTCTAGGAACTGCAGATGTTGCACAGAGCCCCCATTGGTAATGATCGAGGACCACACCTCGTGTGTGTCCTTACCCATCTCAGCGAGCACCCTAGTCAGGTACGGGTTCTTCACCAGGAAGGAGCCAGTCTTGGTCTTCGCGGTGTAGGCGTTGGCCCGATACGGTT